ACTTCTCAAGTGCAGTCATTTCTTCAAAAGATTTTACCTTCTCTTTAGGTTGCTCAATGCTATTATTGGCAATAGTTTCAACTAATGAAAACATTTGCTTCAATGATTCAGATTGAGTTGCGATTAACTTCGCTTGTGCATCGATTGTTTTCTTTAAATCAACAATGTCTTTGTTAACCTCGGACATCTGCAATGGAAGTTTCTTCATTTCTTCAGGAACTTCTGCAACAACTGCTTCTTTCTCAACACCAACGATTAAGCCTTTAGAAACTTCAATCTTTGTTCCATCTTCAAGCAAATGATACCCATCGGGTGCAGGCTCTCCATTTAGTTGAACCTGTCCACCGATTTCGACCTTATCGATACTTACGATAGTGCCATCTTTCAACTTGTAGTCTGCGAATACTTGACCTGCTCCAACTGGTGTTGGTACTGGTACTGGTAATGGTTGCTCAGGCATATCTCCGAACAACATGTGTTTTATCTTTTCTACCGCTTCTTTAGGTGACATAATAGTTCTTTATTTATTATAGTTAATTATCGAAATTTGTTTCACTTAGAATCGAAATAATTTGTTCCATTTGTTCTTCGTACTTGTCCTTACTTCTCATCCCGAAGTTGCCTTCAACCGAAAAACCCTTTACCGTACCATCTTTAATCAAGTCCCATGCTTTGTCATTGTCGACATACATTGAACCAAACAAGCTACCATCTGCAAGGTCTTCAAAGCCTTTCATTGGCATTATACCACGTTCCTTATCAGATTGGAATATCTCAAACAAAGTAACTCCTGATAATTGCATATCTGAATCGTGCATTAAGTTTACATTGTTTTGGAATCCTTTCTTAGCCATCTTAATAGCTATTTTCTTAATGGTTGCAGGACTGAAAAATACTTCGTACTCAAACCCATCGGCATCAACTCGGTAAATACGTTGATTAGCCACCATTAGAGGACCGCTTATAATACGTTGTTCTTCATCTTGGATGGCGAAAGTTACTGGCTTTACTGCGAAGTGTTCATTCCAAAGTGAATTGCAAATGGCAACTGCTTGCTCAGATTCCTTGCCTTCATTAATCACATAACTTATACACCTTGGCAAGAACTCCGTTTTGTGTTCGCCTTTGGATGGATTGATGAACTCTTCCCCAAACTTCATAAAGTCTTTCTTGATAGCTGGCTTGTCAACCAACGCAATAAAATCAACCATCAAATCTGAATCATCCGATTCATCGATAAGCATTTCGTAAACTGGTAATTTCTTCATATTATTTGTTTTATCCGAGCCTTGCTGCTCTTTGCAACCTGACTTGTCTTTCGTTAGAATTATTTATGTCTGCCTCTAAAATAAATGCTCTATTAACTCCGCCTGCTGCTGCGTTGCCGATGTTTTGAATTGACCTTGCATTAAGTTCAGTACCCATTTGTACTGGAAGAACTGGTGCGCTTGCAGTCATTGAAGGCGTAGAACCATCCGCAACACTACCGCCACCCTTAGCAGATGGAATCTTTGTGCTAACAATCTTCTTAACATTCAACATACCTGCTGCAATGGTTGCTGCTGCCGCAATCGGTCCGAAAACACCACCCTGGGCAATTGCTTTACTCGCACCCTCATAGGTATTCATTACCGCAGTAGCAACTGCAATCGATTTGCCAGCAACGGAGTTCTTATCAACCAATCCGCTAAGGGTATCAAGTGTACCCATTGCAAGGTCTTTCTGGGCTTCTTGTTGCGCTTCCTTTGCTTTGCTAACTGCATAATCAGATTGAGCAATAGCATTGTTAGCTTGAAGGGTTTGTTCTGCTACTGCTATGGTAGTTTGACCACGTGCAACAAGTCTATTTTGAAAATCCTCGTCATCTTGTTTCTTTGTGGCTGCCTTCTCTTTATCAATGTCCTCTTGTGATTTTGATAAATCATCTTTGCGCTTTTTTGCTGCTGCGGCTTCATCTTCTATCTTTTGTGCCTCTGCTTTCCTTGCTTCTTCGGCTTCCTTCGATGCCTTCTCCCTTTGTTCTTTCCTTATCCTTGCAAGTTCCTTCTGCTTGTCTTCTTCACGTTTCTTTTCTGCTAAATCAAAGTTGATTCTTTCTACTTGCCCCTCAACATTGATTTTGTTAATCTCATTCTTTGCTTCAGTTGCGCCTTTGGAATCAGTATCTTTAATCTCTTTCCAATACCTGATATTTGCATTTGCTTTTAAAGCCCTATACCTTTGCTCAATCTCAAAGATTTCTTTCTCGGTTGCTCCCTTTTGCCTTGCCCTTGCTAAGTCTAATTGCTCAGATGTTTTAAGAAATTCAAGTTCTGCATTTAAAGCCACCTTTGCACCTTCAAGTATTGTTTTATTCAACGCATCTTGCGCCTCTTTAGCTTTCTCTGCTGCTGATTGATACGATTGAAATGCTGAATACAATTCACCCAATGCTACAATTAACAACCCGATTCCCGTTGCTGCAATGGCAGTTTTCAGAACCTTAAATGATACCGATGTAGTTTCAACCGCAAAACCAAACAACTTCATGGCTCCTGCTGCTGCCTTGTTTGCTAAATCATTCAACTTGATAAATACCGTGCTTTGCTGGATAACTGCGCCTAATTGCTTGAATGAATCTACGCTTTCACCTACATTCTGCAAGCCTTCACTTAATGCCATTGCAGAATTGACCTTCAATAAAGTTGCTTCAACCTCTTTTGATTCAACCCCTACCAATCCGATAGCACCCTGAACCGCAGCGAATCCACCTGCCGCACCGCTTAAGGCAGCCGTTAAAGACTTGAATTTAGCATCAGGATTAAACGCATCAACCAACGCTTTCGCATCTCCGATTCTATCCTTTAAATCCGCTGCCCTCTTTGCTGCTTCAATGGCTTGCACCGATGTTGCTCCGAACTTATCCGCTAAGGCTTGAACATCATTTTGTGCTTCCTTAAGTTGTTGTTTCAGCGTGCCGATATTCTCGACTTCAATCTTCGCTTTTATATTTATGTCTGCCATATTAGTAGATTCGATTAATTATTTTGAGTAAAGAAACCTTACAAGTATCTTCATTACTTGCGTTGAAATCTTCTATCTTGTTTATCCGATATAAAACGCCGTCAATCCATATCAACTTGCTAAAATCCAACTGATACACATCTTTGAAGTTCAGTTTCATGGTACAAGTCAGGAGCCTTGAATCCTTATCGGTTATCTCGGCTAAGTAACTGCTCCAATAAGTATTAAATAAGTTCTGACCAGTATACAAGGTTGGTTCGTAGTATAGTTCAAACGGCACGCCAAAGTTTATATCAAAGGTTGGATTGGTAGGGTCGTTTAAATGCCCAGCATAACCGTATGCAGTATAACTTGCTAAGGTTGTGCCTTCGTTCTTCAATGCCCATGACCCCACAGTTAACTTCTTCGCCTGCATTATCCTAATAACCGAGTCCATCTTATCTTCTTTGGTATTCTCGTTACTCAGTTTGTAGATGGCAGTATAAATTTTATCCGTACCAGTTAGTTTAACTAATGGCGAAGATGCAAAGATGATGTCCACCGCAGTAGTATCTTTGGCGAATTCGTATTCACTATCATAGATATAATTCCCATAGTCATCATTGAATTTCTTGCGATAGTTATCGTTATAATAGTCATTATCAGAACGATATTTATACTGATAGTACCTTGAATTTAATTCACTCATAGGCTTAACTCGCATAGGTGATGCTCGATCAACCTTCAAGGACCAATCAACCGCAGTCGCATCATTGTAGAAATCAACGAATGGCTGAACTTTTAATTTTTTGTTCTCCTCATAATCTTCGAATACGTACAAGTTGAACATCTTACAAATAGAACTGAAGAAGTCCTTTTGAAGTATACCCTTTGGAATGGTATCATTTAGTACAATCGTATCACCATAACCTACTTCAACTTGCCCAGGAGTCTGCAACATGATTTCAAACAATCCGCCAGTTACATCATAATCTCCAACGTTTGCAACTGCATCAACATAAAGCACATCACTTGTGTTAAGTGTAATATTTGATACATCTAAAGTCAAACTAAACGCTTCAGGTGTTGAAGTAATTGCAACCGATGCCGAACTAATGATGGTTGAATTCTTGATAAGGTTTAAAGTGAACGTGTTTAATACGGGGTCGATTGTGTTTATTTGACCTGATACATACAAAACAATATTAACCACTACCGATGCGCCACCATAGGTAAACTGGTCATTAGTTCCGTTAGGTGTGAAACTACCAGTTTGTGAAATTGTCATTTTCACATTATCGGCTGAAGTATAATTGTAAGCCGTTGGAGCAGCTACAAATGCCGTAGTGTTGTTAGTGTAAAGTTTCTGCGCATTGTTTGGAATGATAAGCCTATCGAATAGCGATGTAGCCAACAAAGGAAAATCCCATGTATACCCTGATGCCTCAACCATCTTTGTAAGATATTCCTTAACATACAATGCAGGGCGGAATGTCTTGAAATCGAAGTCTACTTTAGCCGTTGAACTTTGTCCGTAGTCAATCAATGGATAGTAAACCCCTGAGCCTGCAATTGTATTCCAACTTCCTGAAATGGTAGTTTCATTATAGGTTTGATTTGCTATCCCCATGTCTAAGGCTTCCAACTTGTTATTACCCAATGCAGAAACAAAGCCTCCCAGCTCTCCAAATACTGCGCATTCGAATTCTATGAACCCATCAATGACAACTATCTCAAGGATTCTGAAGATACCTTTAAAGACTTGCAAGTTATCAGCAAATATTATCGCCTGAGCCGAGATGGCAGCATTGAAATTAATCCCACTATTACTTACGGCAGGATTGTAGTCATTGGCAGAATTGATGTTAAATATATTCCCAAAGATAACATTATTGTTCTTGGTACCTGGAATGATTATCGTTTTGCTGAACATTGTATTCTTTGCCCCGAAGTCCTTAATATCATCAATCGACATCGTAAGCAATGTACTAAATGACTGGTCCACATCAACCTTCTGATTCTCAACGTAAAGTTCTATCATTGAAATTGTGTTTTAGTGGTGTTACCGAATTCAACATCAAGAGTTAAGTTAATCAACCCATCGACAATGTGTTCTTTAAATTCGTAGTTTGTCGCTGATACTACCACTGGGTACAATGTGCCTGCATCCTCAATGAAAACTTGAGGTGATGTTACCAACTGCGCAAGCCATTGATACTCGGCATCAGATAGCCAATCCGTATTAATACGTAGTCTTTCTTTAATTCTTCCTGCAAACTCAGTCTTTTGTTGGTACATGGTACTTCCTGATTTCACACTAACAACCCCAGCACCACTAACACGATATCCTAATTGATTGTATGCTTTGCGTTCAACATCAAAAAAACGCTTTGATACCTTGTTAAATACCATTGACTCGTAACCGCCTAACTTGTTCAGGAAGTGTGCAGTGTAATTGCGATACATCCCAGTACAAAGAATATTGACATTATAAGTAACCCCACCGAATGCCACAGTGTAAGATGTTGATGATGAAGTAAAGTTTCCAGCGTAATCTACATTTATCGCACCTGGTGAGATATTAAGAATCTGCAAAGTATTGGCTGCGGTTGGTGTGATTGTCTTAGTCCTTGTGGAAGTACCACCAGTAATGACCACATTAAATGATGCGGTTGTTTCGCTAAAGTATGGGATGAAGTAGTTAGCATTAGCGAAAGTTAAGTTTATCGTTGTCGGTCTATCCGTTGCAGGTACATCATCATAATTTCCCAAAATCGTAAAGTCATTGATTCTGCCGTTGTAGTGGTTGAAGTAAGTCCTTGTGGAATCAGTTAATACAACTGCGCCAACCGTACCTGAATATTCTTCCCTGATCTTGATGACTACCGATAAAGACCATGATCCTTCACCAAGTTCTTGAGCCAAAATGCCAGTTCCCGTTGGTGCTAACTGAACCGCCACGTATTCACGCACTACGTTAGAGAAGTCCATAATCCCACGATTAGTTGTAGGATTCGGAAAGTATTTACCAGTGAATTTCAATGCGCCATTAATCCAAACTTCACCAACATATTTATAATTTGGATATGTTGTAGGATTAGCAGCATGTGCATCGTAAGCCACGTAAACTAACGAGTCATTTACTGATGAATATACTGGAGGAGTTGATTCAAATGTCATGGATATAAATTATTTATAATGTCAATTTTAGTTGCTATTGCTAACTCACTTTCAATGTATGAGTTAATTTCATCGGTTGCATCACGCCAAAAGTGTGTGGGCTTGATACCACTACGTTTAATCCCAGCAGCAACCGAAAGGATGGTTTTTGTTTCAAGTGATTTCATCTTCATACCTCTGCGTTCTCTTGGTGTAACTCCAACCTTCACATTTCTTGCCGATTGTCCTTCACGATTAATCCACTCCTTAAGTGAATTGTACATCTTAGTTCCTTCCTTGGTTCCCTTTGTCTTGAACTTAAACCTACTACCTCTATCAATTTTCCAACCGTTTACACCTTCGTCTTGATATGTCGCGTAGTCAGGTGCAGTGATACCGATAGAATAACCAGTATCGGTCTTTGTTATCTGCGTAGCTTGAATGTCATCAATCATGCTACCACTTGAAACAACATCTTTATTTGTTGCGCTTTCATGTAGTAGTCCAACATAGGCAGCAGCAATGTTGACTAACGTATTTTCAATGTCTGATAAATTAACCGCCTGATAATCATCACCATCCAAAGTATTCAAGTCAATGAACCCACTATCAACCGCTTCGTGTTGTGCTTGTGTCATTTGTTCAAGTATTTTTGATAGGATTGCTCACTTTTTAGATATGCCAACGCATTAAATGCCTGAATTATCGGAAGGTCATAGGCTTCATCTAACTTGATGCCTTCATATTGCGCAACTTCTCTTGCTGAATAAATCCATCCGTATTGTTCAATAAATGGATGAGGTTTTTCCATCTTGCCATCATCCTCAACAACTTCATCCGATTCGAATAAACCTTTGTAAGATGCCAACAACTCAGCAAATGATTGTAGGAAGGTCGTATAGTCGCTTAGCAAGTGCCTAACGTTCTTTTTGAGTAGTAAGTCTGCTTTAACCTTATGCGGTCTTGAATCGTTCCATATTGACGCACAAACAAGGTGCATTGAATCAATCTCGCCCTGCTTTAAAAAGTGCTGAACCTCGATGAATTGCCCAAATGAGATAGCGTAAGCATCCGTTTGTAGTTTAATGCGACCTAATAATGGTTTGCTATTTAGTTTCTTGAATTCCTTGGTAACCTTATTCGAATACTTGATGAACTTTTTTGGTTGCATATTATCAACTTCATCATAAGATAGCCCCCACATATCGCAAACGATTAGCGCAATTTGCACAACCTCGTCAGTTTCTTGATGGTAAAATGATGCTATCCTTTGGTATTGCGCAAGGTTCATACTTATATATAGTTGATTTTGAAGTTTTGTTTCTAAAAAAAAATCCCCGATGTAGAAACAACGGGGTAGTACCATATAACCAACACTAATAACAACTAATAATCTTCATCTGCAAAACTATACTCGCCTGAGTTCTCATACTGGCTCAACTTATTCAATCCCACATATCTAAGGCAATCAATCGCATGATTCATCACATCTTCAGGTGCATTTAACGCTTTGCCTTCCCTATCCTTTGCCCACTTATACTGCCTTAGTTCCTTTATCAAATTTAGTGAATTTTTCGTTACCACTATGTCATATTGTTGCAATCGGTCTATTGAAGCCTTAACTGAATCACCTCCCTTTCTTGCCGCTTCAACATAAAAGCCAGCATTCGTAACATCTTGAATTGATTTAGGTTCAGAAGAATCAGCCACAATACATTGTGAAGTGCTAACGCCTAACTGTTTCAACATTGCCACTATGTCGGAATTTAACATTCCAGTTTTATAAAATAGTTCATTCACATAAATTTTGCCATTATACCTATATGTTTCAATAAATGCACTCGGATCATTAGTGAAACCCCAATCCAACCCGTATGAAATAAACTCCGCTTCCTTCGGGATGGCATCACATTGAACCCAGTTGTTGAATACTACACCTTCCAAAGAACCTATCTCACCCAATCCATAAACACGATACCAATTAGTCCAGAATCCACTGCCTTGGTCTGCTTTCTGCTTTGCCTTATTAATAAAGTTCAAAGCCGATTCAGGGCAAGCCTCATTATCAAGGTAGTTGATTATCAGGAAGTCAACATCAGAATCATTTATGAGTTCATCATGAAACCAAAACGGATTTGTAGGATTCCAATCTAAGTAAACACCTTTCTTTGTCCTTGATGCTAACTCCGTATAACTATGGAAGTTCATGTTATTAGCTTCATTCATATAAAGCCAATCACGTCTTGCACCACGTAGTTTTGCATCGTTATCAGCACTAAAGAACTCTATTTGAGAACCATTTGCAAAAGTATATTTGAAATCCGTAGCGTTCCACCTATCATCGAAGAATCTCCCAGTTTCAACCATGATTTTCTTAAAGTCCTTCATTGCACCACGTTTAAGATGTGGGATTGATTCAGCGACAACACTAATTTCAGATAATGGTATTTCAGATGCAATATCTATTAATATGGGAATTATCGCAAATGTCTTTCCGGCACTGCTTCCGCCCTGTACCCCACGGCAAAACTTTTTAAGTTTGAGTATCTTGTTTATTGCGGTTGTACGGATAAACATCAATCGTGTTTCACATCAGGGAATAACTTCTGCTCTACCTTAACATCATTCTGTACTTTCTCAACAAGTCCATTTAAACGCTGAGTAATCGAAGGATTGTAGATGCCTGCCATACCACCAGCTATTTGATCCTCACGTATAATTCGCTTAATGCGTGAACAGATATTCGAATATTCCTCATAATTACCCTTTGTATTGCAGAAATAATCATCAGTATCTTTTACAATTCCCTTATGAAAACAATAGTTTGAGAATCCTTCTAAGGTTAAAGGTTTTTCTTTAGGTCTTTCCACTTGTGTTGCCATTGCTCCAACCCAATCACGCACATGAAAAGGTTTAGCCTTAACCGTTTCAACATACTCTTGAAATAACTCGTACATTTTCTCAGGTGATTCAATGTATTTATTGCTTTTTGTTAGAGGTGTTTTCTTTTTTTGTGGCATTGTCTAAACGGTTTTTATTTGTATCTACAAACTTTACAATATAGTTCACACAAGACTGGCATCCTTTCCAGGCGAAATCTCCATTCGGTGAAATCTTCTGCGCCAATGCTACTAACTCATTCATCTCGTTTTCACTTGGATGAACATCGATTCCGAGCCTGACTCGTTCAAATAAATAATCAAAGTGTTTCATTTATGTAAATTTTAATTTTCTTCTTAGCTTTTTTAACCATCTGAAATATTGTTGAATAAGGAATCCCAGTAATCTCACCGACCTTTCGATATGTTTTATGCTCTGCATATAGTACAAGAACCTTCTCGCTAACCCAATTCAATTTATTCAAAGGTACGATTATTTGTTCTTCTTGTTCTTCTGATGGATGTACAAAGTCATTAGTCAACACCTCACGCATTTTAATGCGGTTAAATTCGGAGTTCTGCCAAGTTACCATGTTGTACATCATCTTAACCACGTAACCGATAAAACGACCTTCAGAATGCAATTTAATAATAACCGATTCATCCTTGTTAAGTAATTCTAAAAAACAATGTTGAAGTAAATCATCCTGCAACTCAGTTGGCTTTATTCTCGACAAGCATTCCCTAAGTTCATCACTTCGGTAAAGGTCCTCGATAATTTGCCTTGCAGTCATTGAACAAAGTTACTCATAGTTTATACAAAGTAAAAAAGTAAAAGTAAAATCAACTTACATAGAAATATACATAAATACTATTGTATTTACTATATATATAATGTTTTTTATATTCCTAATGTTTTTCTTTACTAATTTACTTTCACTAAAAAAACGGTTTACTTTTTTACTTTGTTCATTTTTGCCGTGTTAACTATTTAGAAATCAATTAGTTAACTATCATTTTAAAAGTAAAATAAAAGTAAAATAGTAAAAAAATAATTTTACTTTGGCTTTACTTATTTACTTTTTTGCTTAACATATTACAATTTTTTCTAATATCAAATTTTGAAAGTAAATTTTTTATTTTACTTTTTTACTTTTGAATTTACTTTCTAAAGCATTTTTTGGTATGAACCATGACCTAATCTATCAAATAAATCATTACTATTTTTTAACCACATCTTTATTGTAGGGCCTTTAACATTATATTTTGCACCAATTTCAATGGCAGTCTTTGTGCTGAATGCTTCCGTTAGTTCTTTATAGATATTAAGATAAGGTTGTTTTAATTTATCCAAAGGCGTTTCAGGACTGAGTATCTTCAATGCCTTTAGCATATTTCCTAAGAAGTATTCCGTTAACCTGATGGCTCGTTCTACTGCTGATTGTTGAACCACGTTTGATCTATTATCCAAATCATCACAACATTGTAAAATGAGTGCAAACCTTAAACAATAGGCTTGATACTTGGCAATTATACCCTTTGCATTCTCATCTTGCGATTTATTATAATACAAGTTTTTATAATCATGCCATGACTTGTAAAGTGTTAAAGCATCACTACTTAATGTGTACTTGTCTTTAATATCGTTATCCCTAAATATCAATAGTTTATCAAAAATTCTATGAACTTGTTCCTTAATATACTCAGGACAACTAATGATATCAAATGATGGCTTTGGTTCTGATTCAGGAAACACAAATAAAAATCTATGATAGAACCCGTTGAACTGGTTATCATTCTGCGAAAGAATATCCATGATACCTGGTTGAATACCGCCAACGATTCCCATTGAATAGTCGATAACTTTTCTATCATCTGCTGAAATCCTTTGCTGGAATACCGTTTCACTTGACCACATTTGTAGCCATTTTTGATTATCATCACCAGGTTTATATTGGCTCATTCGCTTTATGAATCCAGCAAGTTCATCGGCAACCAAACAACAACCTTTAGTATTGTATTGCAAAACATTAACAACCGTTTCCATTGTTGCATCATCAATAATCATCTGACTTAATATTGGCTTGATAGGTAATGGCTTGTTTTTATCTTTCTTATCAACCCTTAGTAGTTCTTCGCTATATGATGCAACTTTCTTTCTATATGCCTTGTAATTTTCATCATCAATGTTTTTTAGGTAGTTGTAAGCAATTCCCATCGCAGGACTCTTACCACCTCCAGCATGAGCCACAATAGCCATGTATAAGTTTGTGCGTAGTTTGTAACCTTGCAAGGCTTCAAGGTAACAAGTATTCCCGATGGCGGTGCTTAATGCCGAAAGCATAAACCCTGCAATATATTCGTTTTGGATTCGATGGCTCTTAATGTAATCTTCTATCTCCTTCGGGAAGATGTCATAAGGAAACAACATCCTATCTTTCAATATTGGTTGATGCTCAATAGGTTTTTGGTTTATTTCAATTCCAATACTATCAGCAATACATTGAATTTCATCTAATGTTTTTTTCCAATCTTTGCCATTCTTATAATAAATTATCCTTGATGGTGTTAATACCCATGACCTATCTCCGTTACCTTTGGCATCTGCCCATGATGGAAATCCTTGTAATGATGTTGTAAATAACAATACCTTGCGTGAACTGAAATAAACTTTAGCTGAGTAGTTAGTAAGTGAACCCCTGCGCAAGTAAGCAGTAAATTTATCCTTTGATTTATATCTGAAATCCTTTGATTCATACAAACTCATTTGATTAAGCATCTCATCGAATGCCTCATCAGTTATTTCACGATCAAACAATAAACAACTATTTTCATATTGTTGCGGATATTCAACTGGGTAAAAAGTATTATTGATTTCTTCCTTGTACTTATTGAATAAACTACCCGTACTGATTAACAAATCGTATTCATCATCAGTTAGTTCTTCCAAATCCTCAAAAGAATTATGAAACATATCGTAGCCAGGTGTAGGGCTGCAATAAGACAACAACCCACCAGTATAGACTGCAATCACTTCTTTACCCGATTCACTTGCTGCCAAAGATATCTTATGTGTAAGTTTTGGGTATTTGATGTAAACATGAAAGCCTTTGTTTCTTGTGGATTCAATGCAGACTTTCCTTAGTACATCAGGATTAGTGGCTTCAACTATATTGAACCAATCGTTAAACGATACCGTTCCATCTTCGTTCTTAGTATCAAAGTCAATTGTACCAAATGGAGGAAATAGTTTAAGTGCAATTCCGTTTGAATTATCGATTAAGTCAATCCATTTTTCTAAGGTTGTTTCATTCCATTCAGATTCTAAAATAGTTGAATGCGCAATGATATGGCTTGATGCAACTTTACTGCTTGAATCCCATTTGATGGGTAAAGGCTTTAACCCTAATTTTACCAGTTCTTTAAAGATGTTGATGTTCATAATTCGTTGTTTATTGCCTTAGCAATTTTAGACATGGATTCTTGAAACTCACCATCTTGTCTTAAAAAGATTGCAATTTGATTTAAACTTTCTGCTTTCCAAGTTTGGATTGCTAATTTAAAGCATTCAGCCAAAGGTAACTTAGTAATTTTTTGAATTTAGATTGCATCGTGTTGCAATCCATCAAGTATAGATTTACGCATAAAGATAAAAAAACCTGATTAGGTTCACGCGTGCCGGCAATCCCCCAATCAGGTATATAAAATGATTTAATTGTAATTATCCGGCACGATAACTATTACTGCAAATTTACAACAAATTATCGTATAACATAAAAAACTCATCAACACTTGAACAAAATTCATAAATTCCGAAAGCCTTGCGTTCCTTGATTTGCTCTGCAAGTTGAAACTCTGATGGCTTGTCCCTACCGACCTTAATTTCAATCATTACTGATTTTCCTTTAACGGTAGCGGATATGTCCGCAGTTCCTTTCCTTGTGCTTGACTTTATCCATTTATCACCGACCTTGCGACCTGATACGTTAATTCTTGTTGCTCGATGTCCGAGCCAGTTCAGGTAGTTACAAATGAACGTAGTCAAGCCATTCGCCTTAGTAACCACTGGCATCTTCGGTTCAGCGTAGAATCCATCTTTAAACGCAGTCGGGTAGTTTTGGGCAAACCATATTTTGTGGGCTGCTGAGTAGCGTGCTTTATTTGTCATTCAACATAGTTTTAATTTTCTCAAGATAAAGGCTCAAATCCATTGCTTCTTCCTGCGCATGATTAATCCAATCAAGCAAGTTTAAATCTTTGCGGTCCAAAGTTGTCTTGTACTTCTTGATTCCTAATTCAGAACGTTGTTTGTACTTTTCGATTAGTGATTCAAGGATTGAGTCTTGTTGTGTCAAAATAGTATTTATTGCCTCGGTTAATACTTTAGGTTCGAGCATTGAAATTTCATCTCCTAATCTCCATAGTTGATAATGTCTTAAAATATTTGTTGCTTCTTGGTATGTCATTTTTTATAAGTTTTATTGTAGTAATCTTCAAAATCTTTATAGTTACTACCGTAATCAAGTCCATCCATCCAAGCATTTTCACATTCTTCTTTGTGCTTTTCTTTAGCTTGTTGAATCATTTCAAGTTCATCCTTCATTAAAGGTATTCCACTTTCTTCTAATTTCTCAACTAACCATTCTACCGATGTTTGTGCCATGTTATTATTTTTTATAAAATACCTTTTTGAACTAAATTTAATATTATCATTGAACTTATACCACCTATAAAAAAACCTAAAATAAAGCCATTCCAATAATATTTATTTTTATTATTGTTTCTCGAACTCATAAATCATTTTATTTATTTGGTTATTAATTAATTCCCATTCTAACAAGGTTAATGGTTTTTTACTTTGTAACTGAAAAAATATATTCCAGTATTCTTGTCCTTGTTCTAAGTTAATTACTTGTTCTTGTATTTTCATATTATATAATTTTATCATCCTTAATTAAAACCTCTACCGTCTTCCCTGCTAAGATATCCTCTATCATATCCTCTAACATTTGCCTTTGGTCTGGATTCAGCAATGCTACTCGTTCGGTGATGGCTGGAACGCTGAACGCATCCGATTCGATTTCATACTTTATACCTTTGCGAACCTCATCATCAAAATGAGGATAGGTTATAATATCCTTGAATATCCACTTCACTCGCCTTGAGTAGTCGCTGAAAACAACTGCACCCCGTGTATTAGGTGCAGCCCTGATGAAATCTTGCATGAATTCATTTGCAAGTTTAAGATGTTGGATGGCTTGTACTATGTTGCTTCTCATTAGAATAGTGTTGTTTGTTTAATTGATTCGTTAGCAAATCTTAAATGAGCATCTTTAAGATTAATTATAGCTTGCTTAAAATAACTATCCTTTAATTCTACTCCAATGGCTTTTCTTCCCAATGATACGGGACTATAAACTTCTGAACCTACTCCCATAAATGGCGTTAAAACAACTTCATTAGGATTAGAATACAATTCTATTATTCTGTCAATTATATCTAATTGTAAAGGATGTACATGCTTCTCATCATCTTCTTCTCTGCTATCTCTAAAAGGTAAAATATTATCATTTCTAATATCATCCCAAACCGATGATGCGTAACGTTGCCAGATAATTTGACTTAATTTATTAGTTAAATGGTTCTGATCTAAATTATCGCTATCAGCATATTTTATTTTAATATGTTCCCAGTTACCATACTTTTTTTCCATTGCAGGTAATAACGGTGTTTCTCCGTAATATCTTTTGAATCCTTTTGGATTAGTAACTTTTACTTTGTTTTCTCCAATTTTTTTAAATACTAACAAATAATCAGGAATTGCAGTAAAACACATTGTTGAGTCCTCAGCTATATTTTTATGCATCAAACTTCTAACCATAGTCCTCATTCTAACTTCCAAAGGTTCTTTCCAAATTGTAATACGATTGTGTAAATTAAATCCGTACTTTTTATGTAATGCAATTATTTCATGAGGAAAGTCATACAATATATGAGCAGTTGTATCAGTTAAAATATCTTGACAATGAACTACATTAATTCTTCCAGGTTTAGTAACTCTTGCCATTTCAGCAACTAAATACTCATACTGATTCATAAATTCTTCTTTAGAATTGCAATTACTAAAGTCTTTTTCAGAACTAGAATAATTATATAGTCCTGCAAATGGAGGAGAATAAACTGATAAGTCAATAGAATTGTTATCCAATGTACTTACTACATCCATGCAATCACCGTTATAAATTGCATAATTTTCTGTAATTAACTGATCTTTTACTTTGTTTAACATGTTGTTGTTTTTAAAATTTAGGTTTTATTATTTCTTTTGTAAATTCTTTTTTTGACAAATCAACTAATCCGTTGATATTGCTTTGAATTAAATTATTGAACTCAATAGCTTTGTTAGTTTTGTAAAGTAAAGTATCAATTACTCTTTTTTGTCCATCAGATAAAACTAAATCAACCGTTACTTTTTTAGTTTGTCCAAACCTCCAAAACCTTCTAATTGATTGATAATATTGTTCATAACTCCATGTAGGAAAATAAACCGTATGGTTACAATGTTGCCAATTTAATCCGAATGATGTTATTTTTGGCTTAGTTATAATTCTTTTGATATTTCCATTTGCAAAGTTTAACAAAATATCTTCTTTTTTTTCGATTGTCATACCTCCTTTTAATTGAACTGCATCTTTATCAAGCTCGTTTAACAAGTCGCCTTCATCATTAAAATTGCACCAATAAACTGAAGTTTTGTCTTTTGTCAATTCAACTGCTTTTTCACATCGTTGATTGAATGTAGATTTTTGTTCCTCTCTAACTTCACTCATTGTTTTTGCAATTCCGTTAAAAAGCATAATTTGATTATTAATTATCCAGTTATTTTCATTTTTAACGTAAACTTTATTTTCAATCAGTTCAGGTAAAAAATATTTTTCATCAGAAAACCCAAGATCACTAGGTTTTTTAACTGATATGCTCCATTGATTGAGCCAGCTAAAGAACTCATTTTTTGCATGAGGTTTTAAATACCATTTTGTTCCAATGTCCTGAGGTCTAACATTGTTTTCATTATTGGCAAAAAATTTAGTTAGCATATCCATATATGGAAAGTACCCTAACGCTTCACTGCTTGTACCAAATTCAACGTAATCATTCGGCGCTGGTGTTGCAGTTGATAAAAATCTGTAAGGAATTTTTTTCATGAATGAGGTAACTGCCCATTTTGTTTTTCCATCGAAATTTTTAAGTATTGAACTTTCATCTAAAATAATACCTACAAAATCATTTTCGTTAAAATAATGCAATCTTTCGTAATTGCATATAACTATTTTTTTTGTATGCTTACCATCTTTTGAATACTCAATGTCATCAATTCCAAGTTTTTGTGCTTCTAAAATAAATTGAAAAGCTACTGCCAAAGGTGTTAAAATAAGTACCTTTTTGTTTGTATGCTGAATTACGTTTTTTGCTATTGATAACTGAATCAATGTCTTGCCTAATCCAGTATCCGCAAATATTGCTATCCTTCCCTTTTTAATTGCTTTTTCAATTATGTATTTTTGAAAATCAAATGCAATGTCAGGAAAATATTTTGCATCAAATCCACTATCACTAAGTGAATGTTTTTTGTTTTCTAAAAATTCGTTGTAGTTCATTTGTTGTTGTTATTTAAGCCCTGACCATTTGCCAGGGCTATTGGTTTTTCTAATCAGAATGGTAAACTTTCAAAATTATCAGTCCTCGGTGCATCCTCTTGCTTAGGTGCGTTAAAGGTTAATACTTTCCCAGCACCTACATAAGACTTCGCTTCCTTGGCTTCCCTTTGCTCTTTGGTTGGATTCATGTACACGGTGTGTGTGTTGTCGAACTTGTCTTTTTCTTTGCGTTCAACGATGCAGAACTTCGAATACACTTTACCGTTGTTGGCTTTCTTGCGACTCCATTCTGGAATGTCAGATAAACATACATCTATAACTATCATAATAAATCAGGGTATCGGTTGCCTGAGCCGTTGTTGTTAACTTAATAAAATTCAGTTGGAATTCCTAATTTCAAAACTTGTTCTTCCCACCATTCAACATCTTGCTTTACAACTACCCTCTCCGTATGCCTTGTTTTTGGATTCACTCTGATGATGATTCCAATCTTGCATTGAGTTGCTAAGCAATACCCAGTTAATTGCTTGTCATATCCGAAGTAAGGTATTGACTTTGCTAATGGCATTTCTGATATCTTCAAATCTACTACAACCTTGCCACATCGCACCATGTCTATTCTGCCACGATACGGCATTTTAAAGCCTTCATGTTCGAAGTCAGCGGTTACACTTAACTCAGTATCAACAAAGGGCAGAACTCCACCAATGACATCGTATGCAGCCTGAGCAATGGGTACAATTAATTCCCTGCGTTCATGCTTGTAGGTGTGAGGTTCTAACAAGTAATTATGTACTTCAGTCCCTATTTGCATCTTATACGTTTGCTTGAATGGCTCAGAGTCTGAGTTCTTAATTGATGAATAGGAATAACCTTCTTTGAACTGGTATGTATCAAAGTCAATCCCCTTGTATAATTGAATGTTAGTTACTTGCATACTTCTTCAGTTTCAAGGTTACTGAATGTTTCACCAGTTTCGCTGATATGCTTTGCCAAGGCTTCTGCCATTTGTCCTATGGATAACTTCGCCCATGACTTGACCTTAACATACTTGTTTACGTGTTGCCAGTTCTTAATGAAATTAGTCATTACCGCCATTGCCCATGCTTCAGATTCAATGACAACAATCTTAATTTCACGCTTAACTTTAGGAGTATCAACGATTAATGTTTCGGATTGCGCTATCAAGGTATTTATGGCTAAGTCTGCTTTGAGTTCTTGTTCTGCTTGTGCAACTCGAATGCGTTGTTCTTCTTCAAGTTTCTCGATTGAATTGAAATCGTGAGCATACATTTCGAACTTCACCGCAACCAATTCTTGATAATATGCAAGGTCATTGCTTGGCTCGTACTTGTCAATACTATGGAAGATGTCCAATGCTTCTTGGTCGGTGATGAACATACGGTTAAACTTTACAAAAGTTGATAGTTCAATTTTAGCCAATATGTTAACCATGTCATCAACCATGTGAGGAACATTGTCGACTGGTAGTCTTGCTTTAATGCAGTTGATGTAACTTGAATCTATCATCTTTTGAAGGTTGCTTCTATACTCATGTGCGATTCTTGTCCACTCATTAACAATGTGGGCCTTGTACATTGCCACTTCGTTGGCGTGAAGTTGTTGCTCCTTGGCTTCAGACTCAATGGCTAAACGCTTGGCAAGTTCAAGTTTAGTTGCATCATCAATCATGGCTGCCATGCGCTTTTCAAACTCCATTGAAGGTGAATAAAGTTTGTCATCAAGCATCTTTGTAAATTCCAAACGTTTGCGCTTTGCTTCGCTTAGGTTAAATTTTGCATTTCGTAAGTTTGCCTGCATCCGTTCCAATGGTAAGTCTTGAATGTCCTTTAATTCCCCTTGGCAGGCTAATTCATCAAGTCTTAAACGGTCAAATAGATCAATTCTAATTTCGGCTAACTTAAGCCATCCTTGTTGGATTGTTGTTAATTGGTTCATGGTAGTTGTTGTTTATAGTTCGAAATCTGATTCGGTAGTTGTTGCAGGTGTAAACATGGCTATCTGCTCGTGTGTTAATTCCACGTTTGCCAATGCCCAGTCTTTAACCAAGGTAACACCATCCTTTAAATATTCGCCAGCGTGAATTTTTTGCAACATATCATTAAACTGCACTTCATTCAATACACGTTTCTTCGGTGCTGGTGTTGGTACTTCAACCGCTTGAACATCTTCCGTAATGGCTTCCTTCATTGTATCAGTTTCAGATTCATCTAAGATACCAAGACCACAAATAGACAAAGTAACTCTGCGCTTTGCTTTAGTTTCTGCCTTCATTAATGCGTTAGCAAGTGCATCACCTTTAAGATTGCTTATAGTTACTGCACCAGTGCTTGTATCAACTTTACCATTTTTATCCATTGCTTTAGCAGTTACCACATAAACATCTTCAATCTTTTGAGATGCGATATCAGTAATTGAAACTCCATGAATTTTGCGAAGTTGCTCGGTGCAATCCTTAGTTGCATAAAGTTTCTCTTTACCTTGAAACTTGATAATCTGAAAAGGTTGCGTTAATGGATTCAATCCTAAAGACTGGCAAAATTGAGTATAATAGTTTACTCTTTGTTCTTTAGACATCTGACTAATATCACCATCCAATACAAGTTTTTGTATTACTGATGAATCATTCTTGGTTTGTAGTTGGTTCATTGTTGTTTTTTTGTTGAAATTATAAAATATTTAATCTTGCAAATTCTTTGTGATAAACTTCTGCATATTGATTATATGCAAATGCAGCTCTAATTGGTTCTTTATATGAACCTATGTACTTTCTTTTTCTATTTATCGTAATTGCAGCTACATAAGTATCATATCTTTTATCATAAGAAATTCCTTTATAACGTGATTTAGAATAATTTTTTCCTTTGGCATTTAAAGAATTTTCTGATTTAGTACAACTTCTTAAATTATCAATACTGTTATTTTGTTTATTTCCATCTTTATGGTCAATCACATCAGGGAAATACCCATTAAATAAAAAGTAAATTAATCTATGTTCTTTGTAATATTTATTATCTATACCAATATGAATGTACCCATCACCATTAATAGTACCAGCTTTTTTATTATTTTTATTTCTATATAAAGAACAATCTTTATAAGTAAATAATTCTAATATTTTTTCTTTTGTAATCTCCATTTAGCTGATTTTTAAAGTTGGTAAAATAAGTGTGCGCACTGCATTGGTTAATGAGCCATGAACTTTCAAGATAGCTTTCTTTTCGTTATCTTTAAGATAGGCTGATACCAGTTTTAGTCGGTCAGATTCAGGAATAGTCTTTCGACCTACTTTTTGTTTTTCCATTGTTAATAGTTTTGTTGAATTGCAAATATACATAATTAATTGAAATAAAAAATATTTTTTAAACTTGATAAACATATTGTTTTATTTATTATCTTTGAATCCTAAATAACAACACAATGACTAAATGTAACTGCCCAAAACAATCAACTAACTGCCTACAATGTGAGGCAGTAGCTTTCTTTTTTCGCCATCAGTTTTTAATTGTATCAATAATAGTTTTAACCCTTCTTGTCCTATGTGGTCAAGTACAAGACAATGAAACAAGATGATAAATGCAAGAGTAATTCCAGGGCTGAAGTTCAAAGCCGTTAAAATTCAAAGAGTAGTTTCAATGGATGCAATTATAAAAGTAGTTTGCGAGCATTATGAAACCGATATAACTGCACTACGTAAGCAGAACCGAACAAGTAGAACCGTTCAAGCAAGGTATATTTTGTTTTATTTATTACGCAAACATACTGATATGTCATTGGTTGATGTTGCAAATTACTTTGCTCCTGGCATCAAGGACCATTCAACCGTTATACATGGCGTAAGGTTCATTGAAGGTCAACTTAACGCAAAGCATGATAACTCAATTAAAGTCATAATGAATGAAATTTACATCTAAATGGATTCTCTGCCGTGCTTGTCGGCACTATTTCACCATAACAATTAAAACTAAAAAATCAACACTATGTCCAAAATGCAAAGCAGTAAACTAAAAAAAGATGTTTGGATGGACCTACTCACTAACGAACGTTATCGAATCCTCGGTCAAGTAATTGATGGTATGATATACCATTATGAATGTGTAAACGAAGTAAAAGAAATGCTCCAACGTTGGGATGAAAACGGTTTCTTAAGATCTATCATCATGCCTGATAATGAACCTGATAATATGTGTACCAGTTGCAATGGTACTGGCGAAGGTTCTCATCCTGATTCTACTTGCTGGCATTGCAGCGGTGATGGTGCTATCATCCCTAAAACTTATGACTATGAAGGGTAGAGTAAATGCACTTGTAGTCATTATCAGTATCTTATTTTGGTACATTATTTATAAACTAATCACATTCATATTATGAACACCTCAAGCATTCACGAATACATAGAACGCAATCAGGCTCGTAAAATATTACGAGCCAAGTATTCAAATGGACAAATGTATTATTTCCATCAAGGTACTTGGATAACACAACTCCAGTACAATAAACTTTATCCGCATTACAATTTTCTTAGAAATAGTAACACGGTAAATAATTGCGATAAAACTAAAATAGCATAATATGTACGAATACGAAGCAGAAGTAATCCGAGTAATAGATGGTGATACCATTGTATTACGCATTGATTTAGGATTTAAACTTAGTTGGAAAGTATCTTGCAGGCTTCACGGGATCGATTGCCCTGAACTACGAAGTAAGTCAGCATCTGAACGAATAGCAGCTAAGGCAGCAAAGGACTTTACTCAAGGTGAATTACCAATCGGTTCAACCGTGTTAGTGTACTCCGTTGAACTTGACAAGTATGGCAGACCTTTAGTAGATATCTTTTACGGTGATAAGCACCTGAATGAAGAACTTGTATCAAATAACCATGCTAAATTATACATGATATGAATAGGTATAAAATAATGGTCTATACTATACAAGGTCAGCAGTTGTTTTTCTGCCACTGGAAAATGGGAACTAACTACCACACACGAATGGTAAGTAACCGAGGTGACTCGATATGGTACACCGATAAAGATATTGACTACGTTGAACATTTTTTAAAAACAAACATTGAGAAACTCGAAGTTAAAACCTACACAATATCACCCGCTACGCACAAACCTGATAAGACTCAGGCACGACAACGAAATGACTCAGTTGTGTTTCGGGGAGATGCTCGGCATATCGAAAGGTATGGTTCAATCTTATGAAGATGGCAGAGCCGAGCCATCAATAGCAACTTTAAAAAAGATAGTTGATGTTTTCGGGATTGATGATTTGTATTTATTCTTATATCAGTAAAATGTTTAATTATGAATAATCAGAGAATGCAATTATTTATTGTGAAATATTCAATAAATTATCCGTCAGGGAAAAAATGGGTTACTGAAAGAAAAGCCTATGGTATAACAAAACTTGGAGCAATAGATGTAATTAAATGGATACATAGCAATAAAGACATATCTATTATTTCAGTAGAGCCTACTTATGAATATTCAGCATTGGCAGTTTTTGGTGATAATCATACCGTTGGTGAACGTTAATTGACCTTTACTTGTTCTTATACGCCAGTAGTTAACACTACTGGCTTTTTTTATATCCTAACAAACCCATGCTCATCTACCTTTCCTGCCTGATGCAAGGCAAGTAACTGCCTTACTGAATATCCCAATGTCTTTTGAAAATGAGGAGCATCTCTAAATTTCCAATCAATCCCTGCTTCCCATCCGAACTGCTTAAATATATGGACTACTTCAATCCAGTCTGCTTTGCCATCGGCATCAAAGTCTTTCCCCGTATCCCAACTTGCAGCACCATTTGCAATCAAAACAATATCAACCGCCATGCCATAATTATGGTAGGATAAACCTGCGCGAGCATTGCTAACTACCTTACCTGGCTTTGTTCTGCCTTGAGCATATATTGCATCTTGCTCTGCAAATGTCCTCAAGGTATAAGTGAATCTGCAAATTGCCCTACCGCTTAATGCTTCGCAAATCTCCTCATATATCTCCATCACTTCATCCCTTAACTTTGGGTGAAGTAATTTTATCCTATCTAAAGTAACCTGGTCTTTCATACACAAAGTATTATAATAACTAAAAATATCATATAGTAAGCAAAGTATCCCCACTCCTTTTGGAAATCATAGCTTAACCTATCTACTATGCTTGTGGTTGTACTACTGATGTAATCAAATGGCAAACCACGAAATACGTTCAAACCCGTATCAAAAACTATCCTCCTTAAGGCTAACATCCCAATAGGATAACTCCATGATATAAAAAATGTTGGTGCAATCAACACGCAGTAAACAAGTGCGTTAACCCCATGCTTTATGTGGATTCCACGCTTAATCTTCCAGGCATCTATTTTCGCCAACACTAAGTTCAGAACTATGTATAGTGAAATTATCACGCCTCGCTAATTGCTTCAAATGCAATGCCTAAACTCAAGATTAACATCATTATCAATACCCCAAGAAACACATTATAAGCCTTATTTCCATCATTATCAGTTTCACTGAAATAATGTATATCAATTTTTCCCACCATAAGCCAAGCAGACAAGAATGCAAATACTGGAGTAACTGCAAATGGTAGATATTTGTAACCGTTTAATATCAGATCTACATAATGCCTCCAAAATCCTATCTGCCCAAGTGTTCCAAGTAAAAAACCAATGGCAGTAAAGATGCCAACTTCTCTTAATTTTTTCATCTTAGTTTTATTATGATTAAAAATATAATAACTCCTAACGCAATTATAAACCAATATAAACGGCTTGTTGCGTCTTGCTTATGTTGTTCTGATTGCTTAGCAATATGCTCGATATCCGCTTGTAATTGCCTTACACGAGCATTGTCTACAATGACTGAACGAAGTGTATCATGAATGGTAAAAGTTCTCGTGAAGTTCTTGGTTTCCCAAAGTGTTATGTATGCAGTATCATTGATAATTGTGGTATCTGAGTAGACCTCTATCAGTGAGTCGACCATGACTATGGTATCAGACTTCACAATTACCAATGTATCATTTGTACATCTGCCTTGCCGAATAACTTCCTTTGCAACCTGGTCAAACTTCTTAGGATCCTTAAGAACTTGTTTAACCGGATTGCAACCGAATAGCAATACTATGAGCAATAACTTACGCATCCTTCTTCAATAATTCACCTTTGCTATTGGTGAATAAGTTCTTCGTGATGTAAGATACTCCTGCCGTAATTCCAATCATTGCAAACGCTTTCAAATCAACCAAGGATGGAAATAAGCCAGTATTTAGGCTGCTTACAACCGCACTAAGGAAAGCAGTAAGGAAGGCAATTAGAAAGCCATTTAAGGCATCTCTGAGGTTCAAACTGAACAACGCTGAAAAGTTCATATTATTTATTTATTTGTTTCTCAATATAGAATCCGATGATAGTGGCAATGATACCCACAATACTCCAAACAATCTTGTAAATATGCTTTCGCCAATCTTCCAACGAAGATACACGCCCATTCGTCTTGGTTGTTTGAATTAGAATCGCATCCAACTTATCATCGAATTTCTTGTCCATTGCTTCGATTCTATCCACTATGAATTGTAAACTATCCATCTACTTCTTGTGTTTCTTGTGTTTCTTTTATTTTCTCACCGATTGCTTGGTTGATTTCTTGCAGTTTCTTTTGATGATACTCAATAGTAGCAAGACAATCATAAGCAGCCGATTTCAATTCTATCAAAGTCATAGTTGTATATTTTTACAAAATTACTAAATTGAGTTCACTTGCAACCCAATTATAAATCCATTCGTTTATACTCATTGCAGGTTGGTCTCCCCAGTTAATATAGTCTTGACCACTAATGGAAGTATTCCCTTGAGCCACCGATTCACCTGCAACTTCATTACCTTCTGCATCTTCAACCTTAGTGAATAGTTGCCAGTAGTTTGTAGCACTTGATTCGTAGTTGTCGTTAATGCCCGTTACTTGTAAAAACTCTGCCGTCTTGCTTACTCCGTTTGTCCATATTTGGACTGGTTCGATTTGTTTCATATTTATTAAATTGATGTGATTGTTTCCCAAGCCGTAGTGTATACGCAAAGTTTGTTTAATGTTGTATCATAAACCATAAGACCTGCAACTGGTGATATTGCATTTTTTTGAGTAGTAGTAACTCTTGGTGGTCTAAAACCTTTTGTAGTTGAATTAAGGGATAATAAAACTCCTGCTCCAACAGTTGTATCTGCTGTACCACTATATATTGATAAACCACCACCACTCGTAGCACCAGTTAAAACTACAGAACCACTATATAGATTTAAAAAATTTTTCTCTAATCGTGTACCATATCCTTCATCATCTGTAAATGCTCTTGCTGCTAATTGTCCGCCAACTCTCATTATAGAAGAACCAACTTGACTATCAATTCCAACAGCAAGTGTACCACTAAAAAAACTTCTTGAGTTTCCACCAGTTGCATAAATAGCATAAGGATTTCCACCAGTTGCAGTAAATCTTAAACCAATATTAGTTACTCCAGTAAATGCTCCATTAGTAAATGTTGGTGTAACATCCAAGCCAACTGTAACATCATTATTTGCAGATGCAACTAATGTAGGTGTGTAGTTAGCACCTCTTGCTATTGCACTTGCAGCCGTAGTAGAACCAGTTACTGTTAACGCCCCACTCACCCTTGCAGTTCCGTTGACATCTAATAGGTATGTTGATTCGGAAGTTGTTCCCAACAATAAACGACCTGCTGCCGTAAATCTATTAGTATGTGTTGAACCAATGAAATCTAAAGTGAATCCACCTAATGTTAATGCCCTTGCACTTGTGAGAGTACCACTTGCATTATATATATTCGTTCCACTATATTGTGGTATGTTCAACGTAGCACCCACCAACGTAGCAGCACCACTTGTTCCCGTAGTTGTAAGGGTTAAGGCTGCTTGTGGAGTATAACCCAACACCCCACCGATTGTATTTTTACTCCATAGGTTAGTTGATGAGTTCCAAAACAAGCCATCATTGTTGGCAGGTGATTGTGCAGATACGTTATGAAGTTCATCCATTTCATAACCGTTCTGAATGCGAACCTCAATGCGACCTTGTGTAGGATGGCTACGTGTTACTACCCCGATATAAACTAAATGATTAGGAGCATACTGCTTAGTAGTTGTATAAGCGCCTGCAACCGTTGAACTTAAGTATAATTGATCCCCATCAGCAAATGCAGATGTATTTAACCCATCCAAATCACCAACCGCAACAACATAACCATTTGAATTGTTGCTTATATCTGCTTGAATAATTCCAAACGTTTGAGCCGATGTTGCATCTCCAGTAGCAAGTGCTTTGGTAACCGTTGGCTTATTTCCACTTGCGCCGTTTATGTATACAACCGTTCCTTTTGTTAATGTTGCCCCAGTTACATTTCTTACTTCACGCACTAATGTACCTGATTGACCTGCAATCGGGAAAGCAACCAATGAGCCATCCCCTGCGACATATTGCGTTGTATCTCCAGTTGGTGTTGTGCTTAATGCTCCGTTTGTATCACTTAAAACGATTCTTGTGCCAGTTCCTTGTAGCCTGGATAGTATGGTACTTGTTGCATCATCTCTGAATCTGATGTTTCCTTGTCCATCTGCAAGAATGATGTTGTTAGACAAACTTGCAACGCCTACATTGATTTGAGCGCCTATTAAAGTATTATATGAACCACTTGTTAATATCCCTGATGTTACAATGCCGTAGCCTATTTGTGTATTATATGAACCGCTTGTTAATCGATTCAAACTATTTATACCTATCGCAGTATTGCCAGTATTAGCACCAGTGGTTAAGTTTGCTAATGTTGTGGTTCCTATTGCCGTGTTGCCTATTCCATCAACATCTTGCGCCATTGATAGGTAGCCGATTGCAGTGTTCCAATTCCCAGTAGAATGTAATTTTAGAGAATTATATCCAATGGCAGTTGATGCAGTAGCACTAGTAAAAGACAATCCTGCTTGAACTCCTGATACTGTGTTAAATGCTAAACTACCATTTCCCTTACCAACGGTTAAACCATTAACTGTTAAATCATAAGCACCCAAGTTAACAGCACCAGTTGCGCCTGTGTAGGGAACTAATGGTAATTCTGCAAAGGTTGTTTTATATGAAGTTCCAGTGCTCGGGTCACCAACTAATGCTAAATCAGTACCTACCGCAGTCCTTGTACTTAACTGATTAATTTTTTTATTCATAAATATATTTATCTGAATCGTTTATTAAGAAATACTGTCCATCATCCCAAAGCAAGAAGTTTCCTGCATCCAATGGAACTTGACATTTATTCGCATCGAACCTCGCACCAATCTGAACCGTTACTGAAACACCAGCACACAAGTCTTGAAGTTCATAGTCATTTACCGACATTGTGTATTCGGTGTTCAACTGCCATGCAAATCCATTGTAGTTTAACATTGCGATGAAATCCTGAGCAACTGAACTCATATCCGATTTGACTTCCCATTCGTTTTGCAATGCGTTGTTTGAAATGTCCAACAAATCAAAGAAGTAAAATGTAAATTGATACTTCGCAAGCCTATCAGTTAATGATATGTTTCCACTCCTATTTAGTTCTGCAAAGCAAGCTGGATATATTACATCTTCAGAATCTAAAAACTCATCAAAGTCACCTAAAAAATAGTGATTGATTTGTTTGTGCGAAAGTGCCAATGTTTCAAGCCTTGTGATTATTTGCTTTAATGTTAAATTAGAATCCGTATAATCAGCGAAAGCATACTCAGTAGGGACCTGGCATCTATCCGCATCGAATTTACTACCGATTGTAACATCAACTTTTATACCTCCGCAAAGGTCTTGAAGTTGATATTTTTTGATTTCAATATTATACGAATCGTTTATTTCCCAATCGGTGTAAGTTGTATCATAAATCAATGCTAAGTAATCTTGTGCAATTTGCGTTAAATCACTTGATATTTCCCATTGATTCTGCAAAGCATTATCAGAAACATCAAGCAAGTCTAAAACGTAAAAAGTAAAATTATAATTCGTTACTCGATTCGTTAGGTTGATGGAATTATCAGGCTTTAACTCTGCAAAGATTGCAGGGTAAACCACATCGGCATCATCCAAGAACTCATCAGCAGCACCACAAAAAAAGTGGTTAACTTGCCGATGACTTAGAGCCAGTTCCTCTAACCTTGATATGATTTGTTTTAGCGTCAACTTTTGCGAAATATATTTTTAATTTATCGAGATTCTTTTTGTTAGTTTTCTTGCTCATATATAATATGGGTCATTAGAATTGTATCCCGCAGGCGGTCGATTGTTCAATGAATAATCATCCCTTGGTGCTTCGGTTTCGTTACCCAAAAATATTGGATTAGTATAGGATGTCCTATCAGGATAAACCGTATCAACCCCAGCAACGAAAGTAAAGTATTCAGGGAATAAGGCATTACCATTTTGTATCAGATACATTCTTGCACGCTTGCTATAATGTTCTGCCCTTGATTTATATTTAGCTACAATCGAATACATTTCACTCATTGATGGTTGTGTAGCGTTATCAACTGTTTTCTGAGAAACTCCCTTGTTCCAAAATTGATAATTAAGTCCTTCGGGTAATTCAGACATTACATAATTACAAACCGCCATCACAAGGTAATCATCAACCAACGTTTTGTAATTGCCAGTAAGTGTATTTGCTGCAATATCTGCAAGTATCTTGTTAAACAAAGTTGAACCAAGCAACGGCATGATGTAAAGGTCCTGAACTGCTTTAATCTCAGGATATATAAGTTTATCATCTACATTATCATGCAATGACATTCTTTCTTTGATGACGGAAGGCAGTATTATATATGTTACGGTAGCCATTACTTTTGTTTTTTAATTACTATGTGCTTTACCCACTCATGTCTACATTGATATTCAATCACTCCGTTATTGTTCCAAAATCCACCACATCTTTTAAATACTGAATACCCTACACGTTGAGAAATATCTTGAATGTTTTTAATACTCCATACTTTACCAGCCTTGCTAAGTTCAACCAACTTCACACAAAACTTTCTTGATGTTGGTAACAAGTCTTTGCCTTCTGCAATACTCCGCTTCTCATAGGTATAAACTACCTTAATTTCAGGCAGTTGCTTCGGTGGAATCCTTTCAGTAACCTTGCGGATAGTACCATCTAATTTAATTGCACCATTCTTAATAAGGTTAGTTATTATATCAGTTACAATATATCTTTCAAGTTTCAAAGCTTCTGCAATCTGATTGTTATCAAGTTCAGGTTGTTTTTTCAACAACTCTAAAATATTCATTTCTCTTTCGGTGTAATCTGCGAAGGATTCGTGAACTACGAAATCATCATCCGAGCCATCATAAGAAGATGAACTAATGATGTCAAACTCATCTCTATTGTATCCGCACTCGGCAAACATATTCGCCAGGTATTCATCATCATCTTGTGCGCTGAATTGTTCTTCAACACCTAAGTATTGATTAATTTGCTCAGTTGTAAACCCATACGCTTGTAACTGAATTGCAGCTTGATTTTTCGATAGTTTACCTTGTGTGAACAAACGTACTATACGCAATAAGTTTTGTTGCTGCCTGCCGCTTATATTGACCAAGGCATCATTTCCTTGTTGGGCTTGTAGTTGTTCTGCTTGTGGTTCGTACTTACTAATATCAATTCCCAACTTTTCAAGAACCCAAGCACGAGGTAAAAGTTCTTTAAAGTCCAAAGGATTGAGTTCAATACCTACTGGAACAATATCTTTTATCTTATATTCTACATCAATTCCTGCAACCCTTGAAAAATACTTTACAAGTGTTTCAATGTTTCTTTGCTTGTAATTAACGTAAGTACTTTTGAAGATTTCAAATGCAGTTTTTAGTTCAGTTGCGCCACCTAATTTGCCCTCTTGTTGGATGGCAAATAACATTCCGTTAGTTACGTTATGACCAGTTATAATGTTGTTGGTAATGAGGTTATCAACTTGGGTAAAATCTTCCTTAGTCATATCACTTGCACCCAAGTCATCAATGGTCGGCTTCTTTGCAGGATCATTGTTGAAGGCAATTAATAACTTCTTACCTTCCGCACCAGTAGCAGCATTTTCAAGCCTTGCTTGTATGCCTGCCTTCTTTTTTTCATCAGGTTCACCGTTGTAGAAGTTGATGAACTTAGATGCACTAAACCCAGTCTTAGCATTGGTTAATGTATGCCTACTTACCTCGATATCAGATTCGATGTAGTTAGCAGCAGCAACCCAAGTAGGCAATGCGTATGGTGCTTTTCCGCAACGATATTCTTTGTAATAAAATATTGATGTTTCCTTTATTGTTGGATGGAATGCTGGGTATTCTTTCTCAGCCTTAACTAAGTTATTCTCCCATTTCTTTTTATAATAAAAACAAGTGTTGTGTTCGTTAGTCCTTATCTTATCGTAGGCAATATGGTAGTAATTGTAACCACCAATAAGTTTAGGTATGACTTGAAAATAACATCCTCCAAAGTTTTCAATATCAAGGCAAGCCATTTTAATCAACTCATCCCAAGTTTGTTTCTCGTTGGCTTTTTTCAAGAACAATTCACCTTGTGGATCTTCAGAACTTAAACCATTTCCTAATATGTAAACGCACTTACCATTAATGATTGCGTTATGCTTTGCAGATTTGTTGTAAAGCCATAACAAGTAAGTAGGATAATCGTTTCTATCACCGAAGGGAATATAATCGTATCCTCTTTTTTCTTGCATTGTAGGAATACGTGAATCTGCAAATTCCATGCTTGAAACTTGCATAATATCACCTTGATTGGTATTAACCTGCGTATCCTTTATATTGAGTCGTTGGCGCATATCCTTGTTTTATTAAGTTGTTCTCAGGTTGTAGTAGCATCTTGCCACATTCAACCATGTTAAGTCCTGATGGATCTAAATTACTGCTTGATGATTGCTCATAAACCTCGTAACTAAATTGTCCTGCTTGTGCAGATGCAAATAAAGTAACGGTGTTAAATGAAAATATATTTATTCTTGTTGGGTATTCTGATGTATCAGAAGTAGAATTTACGTTGATCTTGTATTGTACTTTAGTTGATACATTGGTAAACACAAATAAATAATACGGATTCGTTAACGTTGTTGATTCCGTTAACGTTACCAAAGTATCTGATTGACTATTTATCGTGTATAGTAGCATTCTATCTATATATAGTGAAAATCACGTTTTTGTTTCAAATAAAAAAACCCAGTATAGAAATACTGGGCTTCAAATAACAACAACTGTTTTTTATTAAGTTAGCAAAGTTGCTAAGGTAGTATCATCAACCTCATAAGCAAGGTTCTTTTCATCTCCTTCGAAAGTCAACTCATAACCATTTCTATCAGCAAGAACCTTTCCAGTCTTTGCAGATGCAGTGGTAAGAGTCAACCCATAGTCAGAACCGTACATCCAATTAGTTGAATTCTCATCAACAAAGATAAAAATCAACCTATTTTGTGCAAGTAAGAATAATTCATTTCTTACTGCAACGGTCATTTTATTAATTGGGAATTTAATTGTCTGCTTATTGCTAAGTGTTCCCATTTCACGAGATGCCGTAAGGGCTTCATCACCTTCGCCAGTGTGGGCAATTAAATTATATTTCTTAAAAACTTTTGTGGATGCCTTAGTGATTGCAGTTACAACTCCAGCAGATTGAGTAAAGGAAGTTACGTTCTCGAATTCGATAACATAAACCTCTTTCATCCCCCCGTAGTTCAATCTACAATCTAAGTTATATCCTTGCGTTAAAGCACAAGCCATAGTTGTATATTTTTAATAAGGGCAGATATTAACTATCTGCCCTCGTTAGTAATCTTATCCGATGTAAAGAACGTTTGTTGCTTGTCTTGCAACGTGCGCTGCTATAGTGAAAATTGTTTTTACGAACATATCTTCACGATTGTTAGCAATCTTGTTGATTTCCATTCTATTGATATCAGCAACCAAATCAGTAGCCCATATCAAGTTAGAAGGCAAAGCAACGATGATAACATTCTCAGACAATGGAACAAATTTAATCTCAATTCCGTTGTAGAAGTATTTATCGGCTTTGATATCCACCGCAAACAAATCACGATAAGTTGCACTAACATTGTAAATGTTAATCAACTGCTTATGTGAGTAAGGAGCATAGATATAAGGCTTTTCAGTTTGTGCCAAAACTACGGCTGGTAGTGCAGTATAGCACTTTGCATACTCGGCAGCTATGTTGCTCGATGAGATAGTCGTTCCCGCAACTTTAACACGCAATCCGAGTGCGCCATTGTTGTAGAGCATCTTAGCAACTACGCCATCAATTTGTCCAGCAGTTTGAGCAGCAGACCAAGTTTGTTCAGCAGCACCTATTGCAGTGTTTGCAGTACCTGGAGTCAATGCAGCGATAGCAGTTTTGGTTGCTGAAGTAATACCAGTCCAAAACTTTACTTCTGAATCACTTGAAATTTCACGACCATAACCAGCCATAACAGTTCTTTCAAATTCAGAACTCATGACTTCCCAAGCACCTGGACGCATAGAACGCTTAAACCTTGAAGGACGCAAAGTGTTTGGATCAAATTCTTGGTAGTACATTACTTTTGTTGGAGTCAACGCAACATCGGTAAATCCTAAAGTTCCACTTGAACTTGGCGCACCACTTGCGAAGGCTTGCATAGCCACGATGTTCGCAGTTTCAGTAATGATTGTTTCGTTTTTTACATCAGTTTCAAAAGAAACTAAGTTTTCAGAAACTGTCTTGTTTTCAAAAAGTAATTCCTCAAGAACTGGCTCGAAGGCTTTGCCCCTGATGTCAACTATTGTAGCAGATATTGCCATTTTATTTTTGTTTTAATTGTTTAGATTCTTTTATTTCTTCCACACCATCAGGGAACTTTGCTTTCAAATATTCCAAAGATTCTTGTGATAATTTACTTTCGCTTGTCAATGCTTCGGCATCTTTGCTTATGCCAAATGGATATAACTTCACACCTTCTTTTATTCTCAACATCTTAGTTACATTTTTGCGCTCTGAACTTCTCAAGTGCAGTCATTTCTTCAAAAGATTTTACCTTCTCTTTAGGTTGCTC